ACGCCTGTGTACGTTGTTGCGGTTCCGCGCGTGTCTTTGACGCGAATGTCACGCACCCGGAAATTGCCAATAGATGTAACCAGCGAACCAGCACCACCCCACACTATAACGGGGCTTTTCTCAATCGCCGCACCAACGCCTGATGTGCATACGTTGGTGATGTCGCCGTCAGAAATATCCAAGAATGGCGCGTTTGTAGCGTCCCAGTGATTTATTCTGATTCCTGATTTTGAAGGTGCATCGTGCGTAAAGTTGGTGTAAGAAATACGCCCGTTCAGCTTGTTTGGCAGTGTTGCAATGTTGGTACTGGTAAACGTTGCCGCTGCAATGTTTGCGCTTCCGTATCCGTCCCCGTTGGATACGTGGCCTGTAATCTTCACTGACAAGTCGTTATCAGTGGTAAGGGCCAATCCAGCAGGAACCACCAGCACACCTGAGCCACTATTACCCGATGTTTTGGGGTTGATGATTCTGATGTTTTTCAGCCGGTTGGATGATGTGTTTGGCTCAATGTCGATACCGCACTCCGGCGCAGTGCCTACGGTGTTAGTCCACGTTCCGCAGAAGTCTGTAAAACCGTCACAAGAGACAACAGACAAACCTTGTCGGCGGTTGTTGTCACCACCACAATTCCAAAGGTTTACATTGGTTGAGTAGGTAGCCCCGCCTACATAGAAGCCATCCCCGCCCGAGTCGTTGGAGAGCAGGTTGTAAATATTGACGTTGGATGCGTCATAAATCATCACACCGTGGCGCTGCTCTCCAGATGTGTACTCGGCTTTCAGCATTTGCACTTTTGCACTGTTGCCGTAAATCGTAACGTTGTCACTGGTAATGGTGACAAGTCGCTGACCTTCGATTAGACCCGTTTTGGCCTTTAGGATAGTCAGTGGGTGAAAGTGAATCACCGAGTTGTCTGGTATTGTCAGCGGCCCTGTGACGTAGGTTTTAGGGCCGAGGAACACATGGGCAACGCCTGAAGCATTGTCGAATGTGTTTTGCAGAGCCGTAGTGTCGTCCGTTACTCCGTCGCCTACTGCGCCGTCGTTTTCTGGAAAGCGAGGAAGGGCGCGAAGTTGCTCTTGTACCGCACGCGATACTGAGCTTAAACCACTCGGAAGGTATCCAACTAGAGATGCACCAGCGTCGTCTGCAAGCTGCCCCAATGAAGCCGCATCCGTTGCCAACGTACCATCAGCCAGTCCCGTGACTTTGTTATTGCCCATTGGCAAGTTACCTGTCATAGTTGTCTGACCGTCTTTTGATACGGATTGGGTTAATGCAGAGGCAATATCAGATAATGTGGTATTTGACCAAGTTGAACTGATCGAAGTACCCGTAGTAACTGGATTACCTGAGGGAAGTGAATATGAGCCTGAACCATTGCGAGACATTTTTTATTCCTTATCTATGACAGAAAATACATCATTGATGATTGCAATTCTAATCAAGCCATTGGCAATAGCTTTGATACTTGCGGTTTTAGTTTGCGTCCGGTTTGCAGTCATTCGGTATTTTCCTAATGGATATATTAAGAATCTACTTCTGCGAAACGTAGGCCGCAGGCAGAGATAACACAACGGACTGAGGCAGTGCGCGAATAATCTGCTGTCTTTGCGAAGGCTCCACCCGTGCAAGTTCTTTCTCGATTAACTTTGCGACCTGTTGCGGATTGTTTGCCAACATATCGTCAAGCTGTCCGAGCATTTGCGCTTTGACCTTATCGCCTACGACTGACCCGGCCAAAGATACGCCTTTACCAACAAACCCAACGCCGGGTAAGTTACTCGCCAATTCCAATATCTTGGATGTGATTGGGGCCTCTTGCGCGAAGTGTTGGGCCAACATATCCCCGCCAGCCAATCTACGCGCTGTGGGTGAACCTGTACCCATGCCACGCTTCAAAGCCTCTGCTATCCGGCTTGCGTCTGATGTAACGCCCTGCACGGTTCCCATTTGATCTGGTGACAAAATAGAACCCATCTTTGCACCTGAGAAACCCGTAGCACGTTGGGCTATTTGGTCAGGGTTTCGCATAGCAGTTGCCAAGCTGGAATAGTTCAAACTTGCGGGAACATCGCCAGCGGTTGCGGGTATCAGCTTATTGGCAAGGGCTTGCCCGACTTTCATTTGATTGACCGGGCCGCTCATATCTGTAAAGTTTTGCCTTGCATTGCCATACAGTGAGCTGAAATTTTCAAGCTCTTTTGTCAAGGCTTCGCTAATGTCATTTATAGCAGCGTTCTGCACCCGCTCTGCCGAAGTGGCGGCATTGGGGCTTTTCATTTTGTCTAGCGCGAGTTTGATGTAATGCAGTTCTTGCAGGCTCGTTGGGCCAGACTCTCCAGTTTTTATTTGGTAACCTTTAGACCCAGGAATGTTGTAAACACGATCCTCCATAACCGTGCGTGGCATACCAGCGGCATCCATTTTTGTTAAAGGAACCTTTTCGGCAACAGACGTGGCACCACGTCCTGGTACATTGATAGTTCGTTGCCCATGTACTTTTACGCCTTCATCTTCCAGCATCTGCCTGGCAAACTTGTACGCATCTTTGAATGTTGGTCTATCCATAAGCGCTTTAATACCAGGCGTGGAAAGCGATGTATCCGGGCCTTTCCCTCCAGCGCTATAAAGTCCAGCAGAAGCCTCCTGCGCGTCTTTTGCAACATTCATGCGCATGGCATCTGATTGAAATGCTTTACCGTAAAGCACTTTTGCTGCCGCTTCCCGTGCGTCAATAGCGGTAGCCATATCCTCGGGAGACTTGGCGATACCCCGCAAAGCATCCGCAAGGGCTGTGCGGTTTGTCTGTCCCATACGCGCCAATTCACCCGAAGGCAAAGCGGATGTAATCGCGTCTTCAAGTGCTGAAAGTCCCTCGCTTGTACCAACTTGCCCCGCCGACAATCTCACGCCGGGAGTGGCTGCGCCTTGGCTTCTAAGCGCCTTTGCAATCTCTGCCGCCTTATCTCCCGCGCTGCGCTTCAATGCACCGCCAATAATGCGCTCTTGCCCTGCTAACGGGTCGTAGAGTGCGGCCTTGGCAGTTTTCACGCCACCAACGATACCAGGCAACACACCTCCAGCCACGCCACCTAGGGCCATGTTTTGCAGTCTGCTTTCGTCTGCTATGGCGGGTTGCAATGCACCCATACCCGCGCCGATGGCCGCGCCGCCAAGAACCGTGTTAACGCCTGGAATTGCCGCTGTAGGCAGTGCAGTGATTACATTACCGGCAATATTTCCAGCCATGCCAGCGCCCGTATTCATTAGGGCTTCGTCACGCCTTCTCGCTTCTGCGACGTCTTGATCTGAAACCAAGCCAAGCATTTGCCCAGCACCGCGCCCAATGTCGTACACGGCCTTACCCGCGCCCGCTGCGAACTTGTCGAAACCGCTCATACCCTCTGTAGGGTCTGGGGCTTTCTCTGTTTGTGGAGCCTTCCACTGGCTCTGAGCGTAGGAAAGTACCTGCTCCTGCGTAGCGCCTTCGGGAGCGGTAATCTCGAAAGTCTTACCGTCTGGGGATGTGATGCGGTACTTTGGCATTATTGGCCTACTTGTTCAATACCCCAACCACCTTGCGGAGATGCCTTGCCAGAGAATGGCAGTTCAGGTGATTGGATTCCAGCGTATCGAGCCTGAATCTCTGCAATGGTCTTCATTGCTTCCTCTTTCAGCTTTGTCGGTACGCTCGGATCGCCAATGTTGCCAGCCATCTCTCGGTAGAGTTGCACGTCTTTGTCAGACTGAGGGCCGGACATTTTCGGCATTTTCGCCACCAACATGCCGGAGATTGCTTTTAGCTGTGCGATGTTTTGCGCACCCTTTGGAGCCGCTCCTACCGCACCAGCCATCCAATCCAATCCCGCACCGATAGTGCTGCCCGTTGCACCGCGCACCAGTGGGGCCGCTTGTTGCAATAGGGTTAGAGCATCTTGTGCGTCTTTCTGTTTTGTAACGTCAGCGATAGCGCCTGTTTTTGTGCCTTGGACTGGCCTGCCATCCGGCCCGGTAATCGGTACAGCCTTACCGCCGATAAGCTGCATTGGGCCGCTATCGGTTTGGATGATCTGGGCTTGTGTTGGTTGACGCAAAGACGAAACCAATCGAGCGTTATCACGTTGCGCCTGAATTTGCATCTCTCGCAATTCCTTTTGGGCTGCTAGTCGCTCTGTCTGTCGTGTTCGCTCATCGTTTATCTTAATCTGCAATTCCTCTGCGCGTGCGGTGCGTGCTGCCTCTGCCTCTTGTTGACGGAATGTGCGTGCGTCGATGCGCTCTTGTTTCTGCGCTTCGAGTTGTGGCATTTGCGCCATACCTTGCATACCAAACTGCCGCAATGTTGGGTCTTCGGCTTGCAAGGCTCTTGCATAGGCCGCTGCAATGTCGGGAGCCTGTGCGCCAACGTTGATGGCCGGGTTTACATTCCCTTCGTCGTCGTTTGGCGTAAGTGGTTGCAGGGTCTGCGCAGGTTTTCCGGTCAACATACCCGACACGCCTGCCCATTCTTCGCTCTGTTTGTTGCGGATTCTGTCAGCTAGGGCTTGTTGGTCTTTGGTCGCGCCTTCGCTTTCTTCCTTGCCCCACTTGGCGCGAAGCAAGTCAGCAAGTCCCGCTAATGGGTTCATGGGGACGTAATGCCCACTCACCATCTGCCCACCTTGCGCAGTGGGGGATTTAAGCGCCTCTGCAAATGCTAGGCGACGGCGGATAGCTTCCGATTCTGCATCGTAAGCACCAGGGGCCATGATTGGGGATGCCATGTTATTTCTTCCCCATCGCTGCGCTACCTAATCCAAAAAGCCCTTGCATTGCAGAGCTTCCGAATGCGTTGTTGGCGTTTGTTGCACCTAATTGCGCGTTGTACCCTGCCTGAGTCGCGCCCATCATGTCCGGGCCTGCTGTTGTGGCCTGTTGGTTGTAGCTGCTGAACGTTGGGTTTGTCACTTGTGACCCGGTTCGCAGAGCATTCAGGTTGTTCAGGTCGCGGGAGTTAAAATACTGCTGCTCTTGGATTCCCTGTTGACGGGCTTGCTGTCCCAATCCAATGCCCTGCAATGCCGCTTGAGACATTGCGTCGTTTTGTTGGTTTGTCAGGTCAGACATTCCGGCTTTCCACGCCTCGGTGCCCCGGGCGATGCCTTGGTTTGCCATTTGGGTTTCAAGAGCCGCTTGCTTGCGGTCAAACTGCGGATTTAACCGGGCCATGATTGCGTCTTGCGCTGTCTGTCCGGGGTTGATTGCAGTTGGGGCGAGTGCCGAATCATTCCACCCTTGCTGCTGTTGACCTGCTACGCCCTGCATGGCGTTGCTTTGCAGTCCTGCCAAACCTAAAGCGGATTGGTTGTCAGCATCAAGTAGTTTTTGCCCTGTGCCGGACAAGTTCAGGAATTGATCCCAAGTCCCTTCGGGGTTTTCCTTGAAGGTCATCGACCCGTAAGGGGTGTATTGGTTTACCCGGTTCGCTCGGGTTGCTTGCTGTGCAGCGGCCAAATTACCCGCAGCTGTAGCATTTGCCGCCCCGGTGTAGTCAGGGGTTGCAGGGGCACTTTGAATGCCGAAAATGTCTTTTATTGCGTTCATAGATTCTTCACTCCAACAGTTGCAACTTCTTTATAGCCGTGTGTCTTAATCCAACCCTTCCTACCACAGTAAGAAATAAGCTCGAATCCGTTTGCACGTCCATAGTTTTCTGCCTGTTGAGCCAGAATATCTATTTCGCTCATTATGCCAGCGGCGAGCCATATTTGCAGGGCTTTTTTGCCCAACATATTCGAGCTATTTGCGACCAAAACAGAATTGTCGGATTCAAACAATATGTAATTCTGTTGCCTGACTTGTTCCCACGGAATAGGGGCAATGGATTCATTCACCAGCGGCTCCAATAAATGCCGCCATTTGTCGATCACAGAATGGCCCCCGCCTCGTAAACAATATCAGTAGATACCCACCGAACATCAATCCCAGAGGCCGCGCATTTAATCTGCGGTGCGCCGTAATACCCAACACCTGATACGCCCTGCCAGTCTTGGTAAATGTCAAAGTCAGATGACCATATTGCAGCGTCCCATACCGACGTATCCCAAACCCCATAACTCACCGGGGTAAAGCTGAATGGGGATGTGTCTGCCTGCAAATTGAAGTCTGTATTCATGGAGCCCATTACTGAGGGTCTGCCATTTGCTCGAATAATTGGACGGTTCATAGTCCAGCGTTTCAAGTTTCCTGGGTTTCCATAGGTCGAAAATGCCTGAATGCAAGTGCCCACGATATTGGAGTCGTGGTCAATAAACCCATTCCACGCCTTGCCTACAAACCCATTCCCGCCGAAATATGGCTGATCGCCGTAAAGTTCCCAACAGTTAGAAGCCCATCCGGTGAACTTGCACCACGACTGGCTGATGGTGTTCATAACGTACTGCTCTTGCGAAGTACCCTCGGATGCCGGGACGTTCAAAATCAGCATGTTCTCAGGTGCGTAATACAGGATTGACCAACCGAAGTTAGTACCGTAAGAACTCACCGCAGAGGATATTGCGAATTGAATCTTGTCCGTCAGTGCAACCCTAGGGTTTACCCTAGATGACTGCAAAGCCCCGGCTAGAGGTACTAAGCCATCCTGGGAGATGTAAAGCAGGTCACCGCCGAACTTGTATAGGCAACGCTCACCAACAGGCGAACCCAGCGCCCAAACGCCCTTCAGCGCCCACGTTGTCGCACTTGATGGGTCAGTGCCTTGGTACACGATTACTTCGCCCTGAGAGGTCACTATCACATAGTAATCGTCCACCCCAGTACCCGCGTCAATCGTCCAAGTCGCGTGAGCCACGATGTACCCGCCCTTTTGAGCCACGGCTGAAACGTCCACCGCCGCCGCTGCACCGCCTACGGACAAGGCAGGGAGATACCACGTTTTCAGGGTGTTTTTACCAATGAACCAAACGCGGCTTTTAAATACGATTGGGCTTGTCAGTGTGGTAGTCGTCACGCCCGTAATGGCTGGAACTGATACCCCGTCGATCAGCGTCCATGTTGCGCCGTCGTAGAGCATGGGCTTGTCAACCCCATTCGCAGTGTAGAGAAAGTTCCCGCCTGCTGTTGCGACATTCGTATATTGCCAGCGCGAGTTAGTCTTACCCGTAGCCACCGCCGCACCCACTGCGCCGGGGTTGCTTACATCGTAGAAACTGCCACCAGCCACGGCGAATAGCTTTTCGCTTGTTCCCGCTGCATAGTTCATCAGGCTTTCAGCTTGCCCCGTGAATCCTGTCGCGTATTGGGTGTAACCTTTTCGCAACATGCATTCAGTGGTCAGTGGAAACCAATTCTCCATTACCGCCGCGTCAGTGGGTTTCATGGCAGCGAGTGAATCACGCGCATTCCACCCGCCTACAGGGGAGGGGAGGGATACGGAATTGGATACCGCTTGCCGTGCGCCTTTGGTGCGTGCTGCTGTGCGCATTAGACGTTCCAGCTACCTGACGGCACGACGATGCCAGGGAAAATATCGTACTTTGTGTTGGACAGACTGAGCCAGTCCTTAGAGCCATCCTTGCCCATCGCATCCATACACCTGCGCTCGTAGGTGTTGAAGTCTTCGGCGTACTCGAAACCCTTGAGTTTTTTCCAGCGCCAGATTGTCCCCAAAACTAGGAGATTCCATTCCAAGCGGGTCAAGTCTGCGTCATTGCCCCATTCTTCGCGGCCTGTAGCTCCGGTGGAATCGGTACACCAGTTGCGGGTCGTGTACTCAAAATAGCAGTCCTGCCCCGCGCTGGGGACGGGGTACATGTAAAGACTGCCACCTTTTACCCGGAAGTTTGACCACGGGCCATTGATTGCGAATGCTTTGTTTTGCTGCCAGCCTTGGGCAGACTTCGGGCCATACACCGGGCGACGGAGTGAGCGATTCCAGATCGTGTCGTTGATGATGTAGCCAAGGCCGGGGGCGATGGTTTCCATTGCGCCCTGATTCTCTACCGCGAGAGTGGTAAACGTGGCCTCAGTTTGCAGGCCAGTCCATTCGTGTCGTGCGGCTAGCTCCTGCCCTTCCTCATTGCATAGCGCCAGAATCGTCGTGATCTGGGTATCTGTGTTGCCTACTGCTTGGTTTGGGATTGCCAGCGATAAACGCCCACAGATTGCTTGAACGATAGAAAGGCAGTTTGCCATTTATTTACTCCACAGATTGCGCCTCGGTCGTTTCAGACTCGACTACTTTAGGCTTGCGCCCACGTTTAACCTGTAGAGGTTCGGCCTCATTATCGCCTAATTGCTCCAACTTTGAAAGACGCTCGGTCAGCATGGCGAGTTGCTTTTTTAACATCTCATTTTCCACGGATGCGGAGTCTTTGCCCTTCACCCACTCTTGCGCCTTTTGCTTGAGTTCACGGCCACCCATGCCATAGGCTCGCATTGCTTCCTCGGTCATTCCTGCAACGTCCTCGATTGTCAACACGCGCATGGCAATGAAGTTCTCAGCTTGTGCGGGGGACAACACGGGCCATTCTTTAACGGATGTGCCGTCCAGGGGTGCGTCTTGACCGTCTTGGAAGGCTTTGTATTTGGCATGGAAGCTGTCGACCCACTCTTGCGGGTATGCGTCAGCCGCGCCGTTGATAACCTTGAGTTTCAGCATTGCCAGCCAATCGGTAGCCACTCGCTCTACTTGGTCTTTTGAGCCTGGTTGCATGACGAATGCGTAGTCAACGTCCTTAGTCACTCTGCGGCCAAGTTCCTCTGTGCGCTTT